TGTTAACACTTGGGGAGTCTTTGCGGGCTCCCTTTTCTTGTGTAAGCTATTTTTGCTTATGCACTTACCCAATGGCTTTTGTACGCAAGAAAGTAAAAACCTTTAAGTGGCCCGTTGAAGTCACGGAGCCTAGTGAAGACCGTGCAGGAGAGTTTGACAAATTCCAATTTACGGCTGTATTCAAGCGAGTAAAGCTTTCTGAACTTGAATCACTGGGAGAAGAGTCAGGACTGCCGTTGCTCAAAAAAGTCATGATTGGATGGGAAGGCATTCAAGACGAAGATGGTAAAGAAGTTCCCTTTTCAAGCAAAGAGCTTGAAGCGTTTTCTGATGACGTTGATTGGGTAAAAGCAGTTCTTGGTGCTTACACCAAAACGTATGAGGGGGCGGAGTCGGGAAACTAAGAGAGGCTGCGATTTATTGGGCGTCTGGCGGCAAGGAAGTCGAGGACAAAACCAATGATGATGCAGCCGCTTTTGGGATAAGCCTGCCGAAACCGAAGCCAAAGGAGTCCACGGATTTCGAAGTTTGGGCCGAAAACTGGGATGCAGTCATTATGTTCCTTCGACTGCAAACTCAGTGGCAGGTCTCGATGAGTGGATATGTCGGTTTGAAATATGAGGTGCTGCTAGGTTCCCAAGGTCTGTTTGGCCTCTACAATGTGGAGGATCGTAGAGACATGCTCGAGCGCCTTCAGATAATGGAGGCGGCAGCCCTCAAGGAACTTAGGAAACGCTCTGATGGCAAAGGCAATTGAAACTCTTTCCATCAAGCTTGACTTCAAGGCGGGGTCAGGCTCTCAGCAGATAATTGACAAGATTGGAAGCTCAATAAAAAATCTGAAAGCAATAGCAGGGCAAACTGGTCCTTCTGTTGACAAAGTAAGAAGATCGATAAACGATTTTTCGAAGCAAGGAAATAAAAGCATCAGCACAATTGAGGGTCAGGTTACAGCTTTAAGGGCTTTAAGAAGAGAAGCGGATATTAATAGCAAGGAGTTTAAAGAGCTAACTGCTGACATCGGGAGATATGAAAAACAATTAAACAAGGCTCAAGGACGAAGAGGTGGCGGCGGTGCTCGTCAAGCGACACAGGTTGCTGGCGCAGTTATTTCTGGGGGCATCTTTGGAGGCCCTGAGGGTGCTATTGGTGGTGCTATTGGTGCTTTTGGCGGAGTCCAAGGCGCCTTTGCTGGTGCTGCTATTGGTGCTCAAGTCGGGGGCGCTCGAAGAGCAGTGGGCGAAGCTGCCGATTATGCAGCGCAAATTGGCAAGCTAAAAATTGCCCTTGAAGGCGTCGCCCCAGACCAGAATGCGTACACCTCTGCACTTGAAACTGCAGCAGAAGCAACGCGAGAGCTGAACGTCCCGCAAGATGCAGCGGTTCGCGGCATCACAAGACTTACTGCAGCCGTTACGGGAGCAGGCGGTCCCATAGGTGACGCAGAGACTACGTTTAAGAACGTCACAGCTGCAATTAAAGCGACAGGCGGCAGTACCGAAGACGTAAAGGGCGCCATCACAGCGATGGTTCAGGTGTTCTCCAAGGGTAAGGTTTCAGCTGAGGAGCTTTCTGGGCAGCTCGGCGAGCGCCTTCCAGGAGCCGTGACCATGTTTGCCAAGGCGAACAAGATGACGCTGCCTGAGCTTCAGAAGAACCTGAAGGCTGGCACGGTTGGCCTCAATGAGCTGATGAGGTTTGTTGAAGAGCTAGGAACTACTTTTGAGGGCACTGCAAAGAAAATTGCTGGCTCCAATGAAGAAGCAGGAGCACGACTCTCAGTTGCGATTAGAGAGATGCAAGCAGAGGTTGGTACTGCCCTGATTCCGATTGGCGCTCAATTCCAGGATGCGTTTGGGGAGTTCATTAGGACAATTACTCCATTCCTCAAGCAGGCTCTACCGGCGATTGGAAATCTCTTGCTAGGAGTTTCTAAGAATCTAGACACTCTTGCCGTTGCTGCTGCTGCTGCAATAGCAGCATTATCTGTGATTAAGATACTTGCAATAGTGACTGCTATTAAGAGTCTTTCTGTTGCAAAATTTGCTCTTCTCCGCAGAGTAGTTCTGTTGAAGAAGGGACTGGCTGCTCTTAATTTAGTAGCCTTGGCCAATCCTTATGTATTGTTGGCTGCCGGTGCCGCCGTACTTGCTACCAAGATACATAACGCAGCCAAAGAACAGAATAGACTCAACTTACTGATAAGAGAAGGTGGCGTTGCCGCCATTGATAAAGAGATCGTCGAAAGAGAGACTAAACTTTTTGCCGCAGAGAAAAGACTTCAAACGAAAAACGATGGAGATGTTCTTTACAATATCCCTGGTGCTGGGCCTTTTACTGATTCTCGTTTTCAAGACGAAAGGCGATCAACAACCCTTCGTAATCAAATAAATGAACTGAAAGGGGCAAAGGGAAGGGCTCGAAACGACGCGACCCAAGGGGCCGATCTTGACTTTAGTTCTTTTCAGCCTTTCGACTACGGAACACCTACGACTGAAAGCGGTGGTGGTGGTGGTGGTGGTAAAACTCGCAAGGGTCCAACAGATATATCGGATCTTCAGTTACAAGCTCGACTAGCAGCAAGAATTGCTGCACGCACCGATGCAACTATTGAGCAAAGAAAAAGAGCTTTAATGCTTGAGAGGGAATCTGCCGTTCTTGCATCAGAAGAACTGACAACTAACAAGCAAATCGATGCTGTACATAAAGCGGCTGATAATTTCAGAAAAGGAATGCTAAAGATTGAGAAAGATGTTACGGCAGAGCAAGAGAAGCAGTTGAAAGCAACTACTGCCTTAAACTCTGCCCGCATGCAGCTCCAGACTCAGCTTGGGCTAACCACTAAACAGGGACAAGTCAAGACTGCTCAAGATAGCTTCAAGCAGCAGTATCCAGGTGCGACAGATCAAGACCTTGATCTAATTCGCCAAACAATTGACCCCACTTTGTTTGAGCAAGGTACTGCTCAGATTAGAGCAATGAAGGACGAGTTGGCTGAATTACTCAACCCAATCAATCAAGTTACAGGAGCAGCCAACGCGATTGGCACTGCATTCACCGACTCGTTTAGGAGTGTTATTGATGGCAGTGCAACCACTCAGGAAGCACTGGCTGGATTCTTCAAGAATATTGGCGATTACTTCCTTGATATGGCAATGCAGATCATCCAGAAGATGATCACAATGTACATCTTGAATACGTTCGTTGGGTTGCTGCCGGGGCTTGGTGGTGGTGGTGGTGGTGGTGGTGGAAATATTTTCTCCGACATAGCAGGGAGAGGTGGACTGCGAATGGCAAACGGTGGAGTATTCGCCAAGAACAAGATCGTGCCTTATGCCAAAGGCGGCATCGTCGACAAGCCCACAATGTTTGCCTACGCCAATGGTGGTGCTGGTCGTTTCGGGCTCATGGGTGAAGCTGGTCCTGAGGCGATCATGCCCTTGCAACGCGGCCCTGGTGGCAAGTTAGGTGTTCAAGCTTCTGGCGGTGGTGGCGTTTCAGTTGGCAACATAAACATCACAGTTGAAAACACAGGCGATCAGCTAAACCCTGCGGCACAAAAGCAGCTAGCTGGCCAGGTCCAAGGTATCGTGTTATCAACGCTGGCTAATGAGCGTCGCAGTGGAGGAATGCTCTGATGACTTATCTGGCCTTTAATGACATCAAGCTTGAGCGGACTACTTCCGTAAAGACGACTTCAAGAGTGCAAAGGGCACAATTTGGGGATGGCTACAGTCAAGTGTTGACTGACGGGCTGAATACAGACGTTGAAAGGTGGGATTGCACCACCGGACTTTTGACCAATGAAGAGGCTTATTCAATTGAAAGCTTTCTGCTTTCTCAAAAAGGCCAAGCAATTAACTGGATCAGCCCTTTAAACACTAAGACGTTTTCGAGGCCATTTGCTTCTGGCAAGCTGAAGCTTGGCTATACGAATCTAAGCGCATTGACCTTGACTGGTTTCACGAGGCCAACAAATTACACAGCGAATATGGTCACGGGTGACTTGACCTCTGCCACTGGTGCATCAGGTATTTCTGATGGAACGGTGGTCGCAATCTCGCTAACTCTTGCGGCGAGAAATTATCTTCTTGATGATGGTTGGACTTTGACGCCAGAGACGCCAGCTTATGCCCGAATTAAGTTTGGACTTACGCAGGTCTATGTATGACGCAAGCGCCTCCTAACGCTGAAGCTTTTAAGCCACAGTTGCCGCAGATTATTGATCTGTTTACGCTCGACATCACACCAATCCTTCCAACTGGCTCGTCAGATCAAGCGATTTACAGATTTGCGAATTGGTCACAAGTTAATGGCGCTGATGTTGTATACCAAACGAACACTTATACAGCGTTGCCTCTAGAGGCATCAGGCTTTGAGCTAAACACCAGAGGGCAGCTGGCGCGTCCAAGCTTGACGTTTGCAAACGTAGGTCTTGGCATTACGGCTTTGACCAACACTTATGAAGACCTTGTTGGAGCAACGGTTCAAAGGATTCGCACTCTTACTACCTATCTTGACGGTGCTGAAGCTGCTGATCCAAACGCTTACTGGGGGCCAGACGAATGGGTCGTTGAGCAAAAAAGCGGTGAAAATAAGTTAGCGGTATCTTTTCAGCTAACAATTCCGTTTGACCTTGAGGGGCGTTCATTGCCTGGTCGCAGGCTATTGCGTGAGCAATGTCAGTGGAGATACAAAAGCAATATAGGTTGTCATTATGACGGGAGTGCTTTTTTTAACGCTAATGATCAAAGCGTTGCCAGCAGTGGTGATGATGTCTGCGGCAAACGTTTGACCAGTTGTCAACTAAGGTTTGGCAGTACGTCAAGGTTGCCGTTTGGCGGCTTCCCTGGTCTTACGGACGCAATGGGTTAAACGATGCTTTCTCAGTACAGCAATCCAATCACAGTCGAACAGCAAACAAGCATTCGTGCTTATGCAGAAGCCGCTCATCCTGTTGAGGCTTGTGGCTTTGTTCTTACTAATGGAACGGTTGTTGAATGCACTAACACCGCAACACAGCCTGACACGTTTGTGATCAGTGCGGAAGAGACTGCTTTGTACTTAGACGATGCTGTTGCTTCGTGGCATAGCCATGCGGATTACGCAAGCGTGAGCTTTGCGGACATCAATGCTTCTAAAGCCTTGAATCTGCCTTATGTAGTTTTCAACTGTGCCAGCACAGAGTTTTACTACTTTGATCCCAGCCAGTCAGCAGGCTTGGCGGGGCGTCCGTGGATGTATGGCGGTTATGACTGCTATTCAGCTGTGCGTGATTGGTATTCGCAAGAGATGGGCGTCGAGATGGCTGATTATGAGCGTTTGTATGAAGGCGAATGGGCGCAGCGAGGCTTTACGCATTTTGAGGACAACTTCGCGGCTGAAGGTTTTATCAGGATCCCTATGACCGTTGATCTGGAACGTGGGGATGTGTTGCTGTTTCGGATCAGAAATGACCACACCTGTAATCACGTTGCAGTCCTTGAGGATGTAGAGGCCAACCGGATTTATCAGCACTTGGTTGACCGGGACTCAGCGATAATGGCTTACAGCGGCTATTTCCGCGATAATACGTTCATGGTTCTGAGGCGCAACGGCTAATGGTTACCATCCGGTTATTAGGAGAAGCTGGCCGTCTTTATGGGCGTAGGTTCCAGCTTGCTGTAAAGACACCTGCCGAGGCTGTGAGGGCATTGTGTTTGCAGATTCCTGGCCTTAGGCAGTATCTGCTGGAGTCAGGCGAAAAGGGGATTGCCTGGCGCGTTGTGACTGATCACGCGGAAGGTCTTGATGAAGATCAGATGTTGTGGCCGATGAGCAAGAGGTTGGTGCTGGCTCCGTTACCGGCTGGCCGTGGTGGAGTGGGCAAGATTATTGCTGGTGTGGCGTTGATTGCGCTTGCGGTTTTGCTTTTGCCAGGGGCTCCTTTAGCGCTTGGCCTTGGTTTTTCTATTGGAGGTCAAGTTGTCACGGTAGCCGCAACAATTGGTCTTGGGCTGGTTTTTCTGGGCGTATCAGAGCTTTTAACGCCAACGCCGAAGATGCCCAATGTCAAAGGGATTGGCGGGGCTAGCTCTTCAGGTCGTGATAGGGACGAACAGCTAAACAGCTTTGCTTTTGATAAGTCGAACGCGAATACAGTGCAGGGAGAAGTGGTTCCTGTTCTCTACGGTGAACGCATCATTGGTGCGCTTCCAGTTTTGAGCTTTGGCCTTGAATTGCAAAACTATCTGTGATGGACGATCAAACTCAAGCGAATAGCGTAGAAGTCAGCGGCGCTGGGGGTGGTCGCTCTAAGCCTCAACAAACTGTTGTCCAGCAAACCATTGTTCAGCCTACGGCTAGACAGCCAGTAGTAGCGGCTAATAACTTATTCTCAGTTGCATTTGCAAAAACAGTTTATGCAACAAGCGAAGGCGTTCTTGAAGGTTTCCCCAACGGAATCAGCAAGGACGTTTATCTTGATGGCGTTCCAATCCAAAACCCAGATGGAACGAATAACTTTGATGGTTTTGATCTTGAATCAAGGCTAGGAGAAGACGAAACTCAAACGCCTATAACAGGATTTAGTACAACTGAGAACACTGTTGGCGTCAACGTAAACGTCACTCAGGCTGCCGGTGCGGTTACGAGAGCTATTACGGACACAGACACCGAACGTTGCCGGATAATTATCGCCCTCCCTGCCTTGCAGGCTCAAAACGAACAAAACGGTGATGTTTCTGGGACGAGTGTTCAATTTAAGATTGAGGTTAATTCAAACGGTGGCAGTTTTGCGACCATCTCTTCGCCCACTATTAGCGGAAAATCAAACAGTGAATTTCAAAGAGCTTATGAGTTTGCATTACCTGGCAGTGGCGCTTGGAATGTAAGAGTCACAAGACTGACGTCTGACAGTAGCAGTGGCTCTATTCAGAACACAATTAATTGGCAGAGTTTTGTAGAGATTATTGATGAAAAGTTTGCTTATCCCAATACCGGGCTGGTTGCGTTAAAGGTTGACGCAAGGCAGTTCAATACAATCCCTGATGTATCAGTAAAGCTTCGAGGGAAGCGCGTTCAAGTACCTACCAACTATCACGCTCCAACTCGTTCCTACTCTGGGTTGTGGGATGGAACGTTTCAGATGGCATGGACTGATAATCCCGCTTGGATCTTCCGTGACATCGTTCTGAACGAACGCTTTGGCGTCAAACGCTATGTCAGCTCTATTGCTATTGACCCTTGGTATCTTTACACTATTTCTCAATACTGTGATGAGCTTGTCCCTAATGGCAACGGTGGAACAGAGCCTCGATTTACTTGCAATGTTTATTTGCAAAATCCAGGATCAGTTTATCAAGTGCTTAATTCGCTTGCCTCCTGTTTCCGGGGTCTGCTTTATTACAGCGAAGGTGAGCTGTATTTAACGCAAGATCGAGAGCAAGACGTTGTTCAACAATTTAGCGAAGCCAATGTTATTCAAGACGTAGGTGAAGATGGACAGGTCGCTTCACCGTGTTTTAGTTATACGGGTTCAGCTAGGTCAGCACGCAAGACCGTAGTTTTAGCAAACTGGGATGATCCCACTCAAGTTTATTCAAGCGTTACAGAGTATCAGCAGGATGATGAGCTGCTAGACAAGTTTGGGTATAACCCTGTTGACCTTCGCTTGATTGGCGTTACGTCTCGTGGTCAGGCTTTGAGAGCGGCTAAGCATACGCTTTTCAGCGATAGATACGAAACAGAAAAAGTTAGTTTCCGTATTGGAGCGGAAGGCATTGCCGCTGGTGTTGGCGAAATCATCAAAATTAGCGATCCATTAAAGCAAGGCCAACGTTTAGGCGGTCGCATCGTAGCTGTTGACGGAAACTTTATTACTGTTGATGCAGTGCTGACGTTATCTGGTGGAACGGCTTACACGCTGACTGTTGTGATTCCTGGAGGGGATACAACTACAAATCCCGATAACTCAATCAAGGTAAATCCAGAACTAAAGGTATTAAATGTTGTCGGTTCTACTGTTGGCGAATCGACGACTGTAGTCCAAGTCGACTCAGCGGTGGCAACGCAAAACGGCGCCTTATGGGTTCTTGAGTGGATATCGATGAAAGCAGCAACTTATCGGATCATTTCAGTCTCGGAGATAGAGCCTCTGATGTATCAAGTAGAAGCTATTCAATATAACAGCAGTAAATATGGCTATGTTGACAACAATTTACCAGTTGCAATACCGAAGGATCGATTCACCGTTCAGCCTGTAGGCGTGCCTACAAATGTTGCGGGCGTCCTTCAATATTCAAACGGTCAAACATCAGTTCAGGTTTCATGGCGTGCTCCCCAAACGAACAATTCAGTTGATTTGTTGGTACGGGGGTACCGTTACCAATGGAGAAAAGTCAACGATACAGAGTGGTCAGACGTTGCTCAAGTACAGGCTACAACTGTTGAAATACCCCTTTTAGCTCATACCTTTGGCAACACTTATCAGACTAGGGTGTCTGCAATAAATCGTCTAGGCAGCCAGTCCGATTGGGTTGTTTACGAGGTTAATTCCTTCCCTGCCATTCCAGATTTAAGCAGTGCTGGTTTTGGCGCAAGTGTTACACACGCTAATCAGCCAGACGGCACTCAGCTGGTTATTGTCGATTCTGGTACGTGTCCAATTCTGCCTCGTATTAATGGTTTTAGATGTTGGGTTAAGCCTCGCAACCTTTCGTCAGGCGAAATCCCAGGCGTCAAACCGCCAAGCGCTGATGGATGGTACTTCTTAACTGACATTCCGCTAACGGGCTATTACAGTATTGCGTTTCATGCTCCAGACACCTATGACGTTCGCGTCAATTTTACAAGTGCAATTTTTGGCGAAGAACCGACTAACTATATCTATGACGTTGTAGAGCGTGATGAGATTGCTCCACCAACGCCTAGCAACTTTAGTGTTGTTGAAAATCAAGACAGCAGCGGGAAGCGTTTTAGCTGGCAACTGCCTACCACTGAATACGGCAGCTGGGATCAAAACATTGTTGCTGATATTGTGAGCTATGAGGTCAGATATAAAAAAGGATTACTGGCAACAAATATTATCGGTTTCGAAGTTGCAACTGATCTCATTACAGTCAAGACATCGACAGTTGTTGGTACACGAGTCAACCAGCATTTGCTAAGTGCTGGCGATGCGATTGTGTTTGCTGCGTCATCCGGCACTTTGCCGACTGGGATTGTTGACGGAACAACTTATTACGTTGCAAGTGATGGGTTAACAAGTACAGCATTTAAAGTCAGCGCAACAAGTGGTGGCACCGCTATTAACTTCACGGGCACTGCTACTGGAACGTACAACGTTTCAGGGCCGACGGACTTGAAAGCTCGATTGGACATTACTGCTTCCTGGGGTGCTGGGCTTGAGCTTGCCTCTGGTGGTTTGCCTGCACAACAACAGTGGTTTGAAACCAGTTTGTTTGACACTGGCAGTTCCGTAGTGATGGTTAAATCTGTTGATGCAACGCAATGGCGTGCAGATGTTCCGGCATATGTGTTGGTAAATATTGGCGCTCCTCCGGTCAGCAATGCAGTTCAAACAATTAACGCAAGCCTGCCTTCAAGTACGTGGCCTGGAACGTATGACAACTGTTCTGTTGTTGGCGGAAACCTTGTCCAAACAAACCCAACACTTGACAGCTATTTCACTTGGAATTTTGACAACAATAACGCTTCAAGTGCATTATTGTTTTCCACCACATCAACGGCAACTTATTCACACTCACTGGTGGCCTTGACGGGCGAGGCAACTGAAATAGTGCAAGAGGACGCCTTTAACGTCCTCTTAGAAGACAAGCCCCTTGTCATAAATGTTGCAAATAATAATTTCTCAATTCAAAAGAATGGGGCCACTGTTAATCATGACTTGAACCTTAACGACACTGTGCAATTTGTTGCTGTCTCTGGCTCATTGCCAACAGGCATATCAGCAAGCACTGTCTATCACGTTGTTTCTACTGACTTAACACTTACGACTTTCCGAGTTGCTTCTAGTCAGGGAGGCACTGCAATTACGCTGAGCGGGTCGGCGTCTGGGACGTATGCAGCTCGCGGATTTAAACTATTAGGCGAGCAGCGATATTACAACCCAACAGAATTGGCAAACGGTGGCGTTGTTCACCCTTACGCTCCGTTTGAGAAGTTGCTTGGTGATGTGTATCGGGTTGAAACTCGTTTTAAAAGTCCTGATGGCGGAACCACTGCTGGCAATATCAGTGCATTGACGGCTCAGCTTGATTATCCCGATGTAATCGAGAAGCAAAATGACGTGTCAATTGCTGCAACTGGGACGGTGATTGCACTGACTAAGACGTTCCGGGCAGTTTCAAGCGTTTCAATCACAGCTCTCCAGACGGGTGGCAGCACTGCGGTATCAGCTGTCGTTACGGCTAAAACCACCAGCTCGGTTA